GTAAAGGAGGACACTCCCTGAACTTGAAAACTTGAGGACTAACATCCTCAAGAAAAATTCCATCCAGAAAATGTTTGTTTATATACCGTCCTCTCGGTTGCCACGCGGCTTAGCCGCCGGTGTAATACGGAGCACCTTGGAAGCGAAGGAAATTAAAATCCTCAGCAGCCGCGATGTCCGCAGTTACGTATCCAGCAACTGTAGCACCAGTAACCATTACTTGAACTTGATAGCTCTGCAGGTACACGGTATCGAATCCATAAGAACCCGATTCCTTGCCATCAGCGAAAGAGAATAAAAACAAATTGTTGTTATAATACGGAACCTCAACTTCGATACCGCCATTAGTATTTGGAATAAAAACAGCTGTACCATTTATGAAGCTTTTCGCAGATATAGTACTCGTGGTCACTGCATATGTAGGGCCGTCCGAAATTGGATCGAGCGTAACACGTGCCGTAGCGTGAGGAGGCATTTCACCATCCGTCCATATATATGTACGGTAGCGAAGACCTCCTCTCATGCCCACATAAGCATATCTGAGGTATGAGAATAAATTCCGATACGACTCAGTCTGATTATTTCCATAATCTGGATATATATCAGGCCATACGGGCTGGGTGCTCGTAATTACTTTGTAATCATTAGCATCTGCACCAAGTGTCTCAATGTAATAATAAGCATAACGCTTAAGCAATGATCTAAATGATACGGGTTGTTCTCCGAAGAATTCTTCAGAGATATGAGACGGATCCGCGGATGACTCATTCAATGGAATACAAGAAATATCTTGCATATCATGAGTCTTTTCCTCCGAAACCATCTCACCGCTTTCAGTATAAACTGTGCGGTAAGTGGGAAAATTTGTATGATCCAAATAGTTGAACTTAATATCGTCAGACGAGATATAGACGTTAATAGAAATATCTGAGTCGTCGGGCGATTGTAAAGCGTTGAGCGGTACGATAGCTATATAGCCATTAGCTGCACGGCGAGTGGTATTATTAATAGTAATACCAGATTCATCGACAGCATAGACTTTAGCCCAGTCACGCATAAACGCCCATTCAACACAAAACTCAATAGATTGAGTCTGTTGAATGTCAACGATTTTCAAGAACTGTTTATTTGTAGCAACGTCAGCGTTAATCAACACTGCTTGCGAAATATTTGGCTCATAGTAGATCGCAAATTTACCACGATGGTAAGCCGAACATACCACCTCCAATCTGTACTTAATTGTGCCTCGCCAATACCTAAAAGGTATTGATGCAAACGCTAAAGCTGTCGGTTGGTAGTAATCTATTGCTGAAAGATTACGCTTCGTAGAAATATTCGGCGTGACGAGGAGAGAGTATATTGGTGATGACATTGTAGCATCAGAAGATGACCATGTGAAAGTAGTCAAATACGATTCTATAGATGTTATATAGTTAATCACCATCTCATCCTCATCGGAACCTGCGATACGTGGATCAACAGTAGTCTCTTGCTTTGGATCAAGAACAATACGAAAATTCGTATCGTTGCCGATAGTCAAGGCAGAGTTAGAAAAGGGAACGTTTTTAACCAGTTTAACATCATCTACTAATACGGGCTTAGACCACCCGAATATGGACGATACACTGGCAACGCCATTCAGAACGATTTCTGATGCTTTGGCATACGGAGCAATCATAGGAATACTAGATAGAGTACGAGCAATACTGGCAGCTCCAGAGGCGAACCTCTGGACTGGTCCAGTCTCGCGCTCATCTTTCTTTCCAGATTGTTTTCCCTTAGCAACGGCTTCCATTTTACCACTCTCAGTGGTAATAGCGATTTGAGTAGCTGTAGGAGCGCCTAATTCGACGTTTTCCATCCATGCATAAACAAAGATAGAAACATCAGTAGCGCCCACAACTGCTGCTTCGATGTTGTTGAGAGTGGTAATGTATAGTGCGCCCGCTTCATCCAGATCATCGTATGAAGTGGAATCGCCTAAAGCTGTCGTCGTATGGTTAAATAGACGGTGCATAGGCTTAGCACTGAGAAATGGGCACACAATCTCAACCGGTTGATTATCTCGTACATCAAGTACGACAGACCCCCTAGATTGAGATAAGTAGTTATTTAGGCACGGCAGAAGAGTATTACCCGGACCTAAATTAGTTTCATAAGAAACCAAGGTTTGATTAAGAAGATCGTACGGCTGATAGCTAAGTAACACCTTCCCAAAATGGAAAGGAGTGCCTGATATAGCTATACGCAAATGCAGATCTCCTCGAAGGTAGGCAAAGTTTCTGAGTTTCGCACGCACTGAGGGATCTAATGTGTATAGGTCCCAAACGCGGAGTACAGACTTATAAGCTGTTGATAAAGTCAAAGTGGTAGACAATAGTTGAACAGGGCGAGATAAAAACTCACCCATTTTCAAAATATTTTCTTGGCCGCTTCGAGAATTAACAGTATTTCCTCCAACCTTCGTGACGTCAGCTTCTCCCATAACATCCGTCAAATTCTGAGCTACAGCCCTTTCGGACTCTTCTGCAACGCCGCTGGACATAAATCCTTCGGCAACTCCAGACTCAGTATGGATTCTGAGAGGTTCTCTTCTTTCTTCCAACACCTCATCGATAAAGATAAGTGTAGCTTGGATTTCGGAAATTCGAGCGCGCACATGAATGTGCGAAGTATACGCCGTGCGAAGCGACGGATACGACGTGTATTGATGATTACGCCGAAGACGCCGGAGGCTGAGTGCTTTAAACACGGGGTGTTTTAAAACAGGATCAGCCTCAAGTTCTTTCAATTCAGCAGATAATTCCTCACGGAGTATCGCTAATTGATCGTTTGATCCTTTGGCCATTCCAGCCTCAGATCTAGTAAAATCAGAATGATTTTCTTCCGCCTCAATTGGCGGGCTTACAGGTAGTAAATTAGGGTTAGCAAGTAATGATCATAAGATCTCTTATATGAACAAAGCTTACTCAGACTTTGTCATAGCACTGGGAGAGTGGGACCCTTGATTGGTCAGCAGGCAGTTTCCACTCATGTGGGCTAAATAACCCTCCTGCTCATCTCGCAAAGCCTAGTGCATGGTTCGGTCCCAGACCGAAATAACACTGGTAATCCATGTGCGAGGGGTCGTACACGCTAGTTGGCGCACGACCATGTTACACCCTATCATTGGGTGCAGTCAACTTCGCGTTCCTCATCTTCATACAAAGGCAACATGTTACATACGCGCCTATGTTCGAGCTGAGGGTATTGTTCCCGCAAGAAAACAATTGCTTTGTCTCGAAGGGAATTAAATTCTCTTTTCGACAAGTGGAGTCTAAGTTCATAGAAAGCGGATGAGACCGTGCTCAATATCTGCACTTCCTCACTCTCATAAGACGATGGTATATACCATTCCAGAGATTTAACTATAGAATCCACAAATAACGGAGCTATGAATTTACCATCTCTGATAACGAAATTACGCTTTAAAAAACTCACTTCGTTCCAAGGTAAAAATTCTTGCATCACAGCTCCCTTGAGTGCTGGTGTAAATTTCATACCATAATGAGTGCGGCAGAAGTTAGCATATACTATATTATTCATATACTTTATAAATTCCTTCTTTATAGCCGCAAGTACATCATCACCATATGTGAGAGGCTTCACACATTCAAAGAAATCATGATCCTGTAGTTCCGGTATTGAATACCAACAATACATAAGACTCAGATTATCTTTTAACGAGTTGTCCTCTGCTGTACCATACTTTCCCGATGGTTGCAATCCCGGCGCGCGAAAAAGATCCTTCTTCACGTTTATTACTGGAAACAGTGCATCGGTAAGAATACCGTCAACTATCTTTAGCGCCTGGTCTGAATAACCAAAGGCTTTAAGTACCTTATACGTCACCCGCGCTGCGGCGTGACTAATATCAAAAGGTATAGTTTGATCGAAAGACGAATAATCACCTTCCATGATGTACTCTGAGAACGACAGCATGCGGTTCGAAAGCTCTCCAGCATCTTCGAACATGTTCACACCAACAGCTGTGCCGAAACACTCGCCGTATTGAACCATAGCCGTATAAAACGGCGAAAGGAACATGCGAGCTATTACCACACCTTCAATTGGTGATATGTAGAACAATCTCGTCTTGCCCTCTCTGTTTTTAGAGAGGAGACGAGGCTCGTCTTTAAGACACGCATCGTAGACGTAGTTACATGTCTGGCCATTCGTATATCGCTCTAGGCACGAAACGACGCATGCTTCGAGCTCGGGACGCGATTTCCTCGTAAAACAAGGATCCTCCTCAATTTCCACAAGTTCTTTCTTAATACAATGCCAGTCATGACCGGCAGATGTTGAAAAATTCATGGATCTCAAATAGGCATCATCTGGATCTCCATTCAATGCAGTATGCATATCAAGAGGAGACATTTTAGTAAAACCTTTAGCACGTAGACCATCTATAATGTGGTCTGCATAACGGTTAACAATTTTGTCTAGTATCTTTTTATCCAGAGTATACTTCTTATCCGATATCTTACGCAGAGCAATATTGTAAGGAGAAAAGTATTCATCATCTCGAACGAATGGAGCCATAGGTGGAGGACCATATCGCTCATACGATCCCATCAATTCATCTCTAATACAAGACGCTATGGGCATAGCGGGGCTAGGCTTAACACGCGATTTACCGCGTATTAAAACATGGCCAGGCAACTTGCCCATATATTCCACAAAAGGAAATTCCTCATATCTTAGCGGAGATTTATTGACAGGGTAGGTCAAATCTGGTACATCAATAGGTCCAAGACTTGACTCAAAGTGAATAGCCGATCTCTTTGGAAGACACGAATCATAGATAGGATCTCCAAAGGCATCATCGTCTGCCCCCGCAAAATGCAATGCGATGACACGATAAACACCTCCAAAGTCGGCTACGTATGGAAGTCCACACATCCCCTCAGGGCGATCAGGTACCTTAGCACACCAATAACTAGTGTGCTTGTTGATACCCTGTGGGGAATCTACACTTATGGGGTATTGAGAAAAGGAAAGTCGCACTTCACGACTACCCAAAAACCCACTTACGTTCTCATGAGAGAATTGTTTGGGTACGAATAGATGCGAGATGTCATGAAAGATAATCCCCTCAAGACGGATCGCAACAATATCGCTCGCCACGTCGATAAGATCGCCAGGGGTAACAGAATACTTAATCCAATCTTTACTGGCCTGGAAATCTCCAACCGTGCGCGTTATCTCAAAATCACATTTACCATTAATAAAGACAAAAGCATGTCTATTGATTAGTGCAAGTGAAGATCGTAGTCCCAATACATGCTGTATGGCGTACTTGTTTCCATCTTGGAGACGACGAAAACATCGCGAATTTCCTCTAATTTTATTAAGAGAAGACTCCTTATTATCTACGCCTTTATGGGAGAAAGGGACTTGTTGTAGGTTCCATGTGTTCGTACCTTTAATACGAACGCGTTTTATTGATTTTCCACATCCTAACATCTCTTCGTATTCGGATAGAGAGCGTACAGGATTCTGCGTGGAATACACCTTCGCCTCCGTTTTAGGACGGCGCGAGGTACTTTTCCTCAAAGGTGCCGATAGCTTCCATAGCGCTATAACTACGCCAATGGATGCGGCAACTTTAGAAGCTAACATAATGTTATCCATAGTAGAATCGGATACATCAGGCTTGACCAGATATTTATCAATATTTAGCCAATTTCTAATACCCGTGTCCCCGTGTTTCTCCTCGGAATCCAGAGATTCGGAGTCACGCAATATTTGCTCAATGTTAAGCTCGCCACTTGAAACTACACACTCTTCGCCGATTTGTATTTTGACGTCTACGACGCCAAGAATATAAAACAGTGTGCATATAAAAGTGCATAGGGAAATCGAACCTATTTGGCTCAAAACGTCATACTTCAGAAGTCCGAGAACAGACGCTGTGAAACTGCCCATAACAAAAGGGGGCACTGATCGGAGCCTTCCAATAACACACATAACGGAAATGAAAAACGTAATACCTTTTTTAAAATCAGAGGCACTGCGCATAACATTCCTAGGGTTAGGAAGATTTGTCTCAAACCAGCCGGCCTCTGTTCTAGGACATTTACGAGGACGAGGTTGATAGTGGATTTCAATACCCATGTCCATTAATTGTTCCACTGTTAAGGGTCGACCTCTTCCACCTCTATCGTTCCGATGTTGAAGTCGGTCAGACAAAATGGTAAAGAAGAAAAGAAACGAACAAGCGAATAATATAACATTCAAAGGTCCAACTTGAAGGGACAGGAAAAAAGAAATGAAGAAGCAAACGATGAAGATGAGATTGCAATCACTATGTGACCAACAATCTTGTACATACTGCATTATTCCCGACTCTGTCTTCGCTGTTACGTTCGAGAGCTGAGACATGTCGAAATCCGTCGCCTTCTGGACCCTATTTTGTGAATCAATGTGTTTTCTATACAATTTTCTCAAAAGCATATTCAACGCATATATATCGTCATCGGGTCCGCCAGACAGAAGCACTCTCTCTACTGAATCTTTTACACCGTGAGGTTCCTCGACTGTGACCTTAAAAGTCCATCTGTCCATAATAAAAGATCCATCATCAAGTGAATCATCAACGTTAAGCGAACCACCAGCATTTGCATACTGGGGCTTTACAATCGGATGAATGTAAAGAAATCTACGCTTATACGCAGCCGGGTTCGAGAACATCACATCGAGATTCATAAACTGGTTATTAGTATCAATGAGCACCAGCTCCGGATTGGCAAACACTTTGCCCTTCATCTCAAACGCCATGTTCGGCGCGAAAGGCAGAGAATCAACCACTGAAGTTAATTCTTGAACTATAGGATCGCCTTTAAGCTTAGCCATAGCTGGCAACATAGCTCCAGGCTCGGAATAATGAAGTATGTAATGGGAAGTAGGTATATAACCCTCCCAATATTCACCGGTCCCACGTGTAAACACGTGCGATTGGTGGTAAACACGACCATTAACATCCGCCCAAACGCGGCCACAAAAAGTGGTGACAGAACTTTTACCTATACCTGGTGCGCCGTGAATCACGATCGCAAAAGGCATAGTACGCTCTCGGGCTTGAAAGGTACTAGCTAGAATAGCGCGTTCCCGCACTATGTCAGCCATTCCTTTTTCAACAGCCGATTTTTGACGTTTAGATAATTTTAAAATCTTTACGTCAATTAGGTCGGCATAAAGCCTATCGAGCTCAGTGGAATAATCTACTAGCGTCATATAACCCTCAATAGGTATTCCAGTTGTGATTCTATCCTTATAGGATAATACATGTTCAAGTTGTTTAATAACCACGCTAACTGGGTTGCCCTCCATAAACAAAGGTTTCAAGGGGGCTCCACGCGCTGCCGACACTCCTAAATTAAGAAGGTGTTGGACAGCTTTCAGCAGGTTTTCGAATGTATCCCGTACAGACGTATCACCTTTAAGATTAAGCCATTTAGATATAAGATCTGAATAATCCTTGGGAAAGAATGATAGAGACACAAGACTCAAAAGAGCACTATTCATATCCTGAACAATCTTTCCATCTAGAATGGCATTCAGATCACCTCTCGCTTGTTTATAGTCAAATTCTCGGACTTTCTTAACTAGGTCAGAAAAATCTGAAGTCCCAGCAAGAAATGCTCCAAGAAGAGAGATGATCAATAATTTACGCTTTCTATCAGAGGGCCGCGTTATCAAATAAACGCCGACTACTAATACAGCAGCGATGACAAGATTACAAGCTTTCTTCCAATCCTTGTCATTTATTAATTCCTCAATGCGACTTATGTCAAAAGGTAGCCAATCAAATTCTCCCAAAAGTAGGAGTATAGAATCGGCATTCTCTTGTATAAAATCAGCACCGAGAAACCCTGACTCAGTTTTATACTTACGTACAAAATCGTGTACAAGGTGAGGTTCATATAAATCCATTATATGTTCCATAGTAACGGACACTCTTTGATCATCACGAACCCTTGCCAAAGCTGGCAAACGTTTAGTATGAGGACCATGAGGCCGTAAATGTTGCGCGCGATCGGTAGGGCCGTATCGCGCAGTGCTCAAAAGAGCGGGGTTCTCTAGTTTAATGCCTGAGCGGGCATGATTTATATCGTAAATCAAACGAGGTTTAGTGTTTTGTTTATTAGCAAGTCGGGTATTTTCGAACCATGCCTGACTCAAGGCTCTGGTTCTATCCTTTATAACTGCTTTTCAATCATTGCTGATCTTTAGGGGGGCTCATATGTAAATAGCAATCCCACCATGATACTGCAAGCCTAAACGTTTCGTGCGGAAAAGGAAGAAATCTCACTAGCGTTCGGTATCCAATACAGTACTGATGTTACGAATTATCTCTGAGTACATCGTTCATAAATCCCAAATCTAGGTAACCTCAAGTAAACAAACCGAAAGGTTCTAGAAGGGGAAATATCAGAGTTTCGCTCCAGAAGGAGAATTGGCAAAAGTTAAATTAATTAACTGAAGGGGTATTAACGGACAAAGTCCTCCCCCTATGTCTAGTATTCTTGCCAAAGGTATAATAGACAGACGAAATATAGAAAAATCTATAAAATAAAATTCTGTAGAGATTCGTCACAAACTACAGAAAGTAACGCCTAGCTAAGGCCGTAGAAAATGAAAGTTTTGACAGTTTACCACACGAGTGGTGAATGGTTATACTATAGGATACACGTTATCCTAACAAGTCGCTGACAACACGAATATAGCAAACTAGTCGCAAAAATAATGGACGGGAGCTACCCG